CCTTGCCATTCTTTTCACCCTCACGCCATTGCATATGTCCATGCTCGCATGATGGAGCTTCTACTGCCTCGCCTGTTCCCATAATTGCAGTTACATTCTCCATAGCCTTTTCAAGTGTGACAGGTGCATCGACTACGCCCTTATATTCTCCAACAGGTGTAGTCCAATAATCCTGATCATCTGCCTTAACATCTTGGACTGGTGGCTTTACCGGCTTAGCAGCTACCACCTTGGTCATTTCCTCTCGGCTTGGCCTCTTTCCTTTAGGCGCATAACCTGCATTTGCAAGTGCCCTGCCGATCGCTGAAGTCTCGCAATTCTCCAATGCTGAAGTCTGATTAACACCTCGGCTAGTAACCGTTTCCTCAGCGTACCCTGTTGCCCACGCAACGCCATCGCTAGCATCCTTAAATAGATACGCCTTAACAATGTATCGAGTTGCCTCGACAACCTCAAGCTCTGTTGCAATACGGAATGATGGATAGTCCTTAATAAACTTTTCAAGTCTTACCTCCACTGGCTCGTAATCGGCTAGATTAAACATAGAGATCATTCTCCTCTGTGGCTAGTTGCCCTGCGAGTGCGCCATACGAGCAGAGATCGATCCAGTTGTCGATGTGCTGGGCTGATTGATTAGTCCTTGCAAGTTTAACAAGCACCATGATCCCTGCCACTTGATAGTCGTGTATTGGTGTTTGTAGGTATGCTGAGAGCAGCATTGCGGTGTGTGACAGGTTATCCGAAGGGTGACCGTATGAAAGCCCACGGTCACGGATCGTGTCGGTGGCGGTGAGTAGGATTTCATTGGCTCTCATTCTTGACCCTTGATGCTGCGACCTCGGTGATAGCCATCGCGTACGCCCTTTTTGTAAGCTGTTTTCTGCACATCTATGATTACTATAATGAAGCCTATAATCATTCCAATAATGCAGATTAACAGCAGCTTGTCTGTGTTTGCCATTTCCGTACCTATCTGCCCCAATGCCCTTGATTGGGTACAGGATTAGTGTTGCATAACTGTGGCTACATTGTGGCTACATTGTGTAACGAAACGATAACGATTTAACGCGGTCTACCGTAAGACTTTCCAGAGACTATGAAGGTGCCGTCCTTTTCAATGTGGATAAGATCCACCTGAACCTTAGCCTTGTTTACATAGATGATAGCAAAAGCCTGCTGCCAGTTGGCTACACCCTTGGTATAAGCAGCTTGCTTGAAGTCCATAAGGTTGCCTACCTCTACACCATGCAAGACACGCCCTATGCGACCCCCAGAAGCCTCTGAGAAGGCGCTACGCCCTGCTCTGTGTGTATGACCTGAGATGACATTCTTTCCATGCCTACGAGCCGCTTCAAGGGCTGATAAGCCCCCCTGTGGCTTGATGGGTGTGTGGTCACCATGAACAGCAATCCAGTTAGGTGCAATTAGCATTGGGTTCTTATGGAAGGTAATACCTAGTTCATCGAAGCGCATAAACTTCTCAAAGCGCAGCTCTGGCAATGCCCCGAATGCTGGCACTTTAGCCATGATGATGTTATACAGGCGATCTGTGTGATTGCTACGAATGCAGTCTGTAACGCCTAACTCCCAAAGCAAGTCCACAGCTTGATTGCGATCATCATCTAGCGTTTGAGCATAAGAGCCCATGCGACCCTCTTCCCATTTGCTTATCTGGGGTAGGTCAATCTCATCGCCAATGGTAACTACTTGGTCAGGCTTGAACTTAGAGATAAAGCTTGCAAGGTTACGGGTTGCAACCCTGTCATGGTAGGGAACTTGAAGATCCGATACGACCACGATTCGCTTAATCGTCATCCTCATCTTCGTAATCGCCTAGCTTCTCAGGCGGTACTTGATCTGGCAGAATCCAATGCGGATAAGCCTGTGGCTCTGTAATCATGAACATAGCAATATCTTCTGCGAAACCTGCTCGCTTTAATGATAAGAAGTATTCATAAAGCCCAATGCAGTAAGCATCAAGCTTTGAGTAGCCTTGCTCCTCTAACGCCTTAGTTGCTTTTCTTGCCATGGCACTATGCTACCTGTCAAGTAATATGTTATAGATCTCATCGACTCGCGTGTTGAGTCTTTTGATCTCAGACAACAGGTGAGTAATTACATAGCCAGACAAGCCACCAAGTGCTGCGATGGTGGCAAGGTAAAGCGTGAAGAAGTCTGACTGTGTCACTTCTTGATGCCCATAGAAGGATCATTAGGAGATAGGTAACGCAGTACAGGTGGAAGGATTGATGCAATACCAGCTGCAATGAGTGCCTGTGGATCTGTGACCCCAGCCGCATACATGGAGATCGCTGCTACCAAAAAGGCTCTTGCCCAAGATCCTGCTGCTGTCTTTAGTTCATTCATTAGTTTCCGCCTAACATAGGTATCTGAAAAAAAGCCCCATCATTATCAGCTTCTTTTTTAAAGCTAACATGAATGTGCTTAGTGTGTTTGTTAGCCCCTGTGTACTTGCGCCACTTCCAGTTGAGTATGTGCGAGCAGATCCGTCCATCGTAAATGATGTAAGCAATACGCTTGTCTGCTTTTGCCTTGGATAAGGCACGAAGCTGATCAGCAAGATCGCCCATGATGTCGGGCTTTCCGCCTTTGAATAAATCTTTGTCCACATCAATGGCGCGAACCCAACCTTGCTCATCTGGATTATGATCAGACTTGCGAGCAGCGTGTCTTGTGTCACCGATCCAGCCATCCGATGTGCGGTCACGATCTGGGAACGAGTCATCGAATTGCTCGCGTAGCTGAATAGCAGCCTTACTTAGCTTCGGCTTCATTAGCTGCTAATTGCGCTTCGTAGTGTGCCTTGGTCATTGAAGTAAATTCTCCATTGCCACGATCAATAATTGCGTGTTCTACATCATCAATTGTAATAAAAGTTACTTTGTCCATTTTTATAGCTCCGCATTAAAGCCTAGATAGGCTGATGAAGATGTCCCAATTAGGAAATCTGTTCTGTAAAGTGTAAGTAAAGTAGATCCAGTTGTTAAAAGAGAAAATTGCGTAGTATTGCTTATGCTGCTTACAGTTAATGTAGTAAAATTAAACACATTGTTTCCGGGTTCGTGAATCTGTAAAGATGAATAATCAACAGAAGTTGGCACAATTCTCATAGAAACAGGCGCGTTGTAAATTAAGGTTGTGGTTGTTGTGGAATCTGCCATACCGATAGCAAAACGACCTAAGTTTGCACTTGATGTTGTGCGTACATAATACCTCTGGCACATAGCCAATTCAGCCTGTGGACTTCCACCGCTTGCAGTTTGAAATGGAGTTGCTTTTGAGCCGTACTCAATCTGCAATCCCCAGAAATCAATTGTGTTTGTTTGGATACCTATTGAACCAGTACGGGAATTAAAAGAAGAACCAGCAGAAGCCCACAAAGCGCAACGCAAAAAGTCGTTTCCGTTTGTGCCAAGTGTTTTTCCAGATATTGAAGGAACAGCAATTGAGACTGAATAGCGCGCCCAAGATGTTGTCAATGTCACTTGACCAGCGTAGGTATTTACCGCGCTTGAAGGTGAACCACCTGTGCCAAAATCTTGACCTAACTCAACTGCCACTTTAGGTGTACCTGTTGCAGCTTTAGCAAAAAAGGACACAGTTACAGTTTGACCAGCAAAAGTGCGTACACTCTCAATGTCTTGTGCTAAGCGTGAATTGGCAGTAGTTAAAGTCTGACCTGTCGATTGTATAGAAATGTAATTTCTTGCCTCATAACCAGCAACGGGAGCAGCACCAAGTGTAAAGGTTTGATATGTTGCTGTGACTGTTCCATCACCATTAAACATACGATTGCGATCGCATACAAAATCGCCATTGGTTGTACCTGTGGTGTAATTGCGTTGATTAATTCTAAAGTCAGCATTGATAAACTTATTCTTACCAGCTTGACCATAGCCTACATTCCAGACAGATGTATCAATGGCATCGCCTAATGCGCGGATGTCCTGTGCGCCATTTTTTACAAGGCTGCTGTTATCTGGTTCAGCCCAGCCATAGTTCGGTGATAGTGCCATTAGGTTAGTGCTCCGATCGCGTTAGTCCAGTCAAGTGTACCATTCACGCCTGTCCAGATGAGAGAGGCTGGCAATACTGTTTCCCATTGTGTGGTAGTAAGTGAGAAGTCTGTAGCTGAAATGTAGAGGGTAATCTCTACAAAGCTAGGGGTTGCTCGTAATGCAACATTTTCTACAAAGCCGTCGAACTGACCATCTAGCAAGTTAGAAGGCAAGTTAGTAATCTGCAT